TTTCATGCGCTTGATCTTGGCCACGTCCACGCCGAAGTAGTCAGCGTTCTCCACCAACCATTCGCGGTATTCATCCGCCTGGCCAATGCGATAGGCCTCACGGATGGCCATGGCGCGGCCGTTGCCCGATTCCACCACTCGGTCCTTGCCAACGATCGGAGCGCCGCTGTCGGCGCGCTGAGTGCGCCCCAGGCTGTCCGGATCGAGGTTACGGGCGGTTTTCTGCACCCAGGCCTGGGAGGTCGTGCGAGCGCGATCGCGCGGCTGAATCTCGGCCGGGTAGTCCGGGTTTACCGTGCCGTCGGCTTCGTGGCTGATTACCAGGTTACGGGCTTCAATGATCTTGAATCCGGTGGCCACCTTCGTGCCCTTGGCCGTTTTCACGGTGTTCTCACGGCCTTCTGGCGCGATTTCGCCCTGATCCTCATCAGCGCCAGGCTCGGCGGACAACTGCGCCTCTGCAGCGCTCTGGGCGGCCTGCTCGGCACGCTCTGCCAGGTGGGCGGCCAACATGGCTTCTTCTTCTGGCGTCTGAGGCGCTACGGTTGCGACGGCTTTGATAGCCTCGGCGGCTTCCTCTGGCGTCTTGCCCTCGGCAAACAGCACCAGGAGAGCGCTTGTATGAGCCATGGCCACGCCTTGCGCGTCACTTTCGGAGCTTTCCAGCAGATCCGCCAGCGCGGTGATGAAAGCGGCATCCCATGCCTGGCGATCGGGTGCCGCTGGCGCTGCAGATGGATCAACGACGCCAGACAGGTCCACCACCTGGCCTTCCTTGCCTTCGTAGTCGTCGGTATTGAGCAACTTCGTCATGTACTGCTGGCCGTCTTTGTCGAAGTACACGTTTTCAGAGCCCACGCTGAGCACGGTGGCAGATCCCAGCGCCGCAACGTCGGCGTAGTCTTCCAGGATGGTGCTACCGGTAGACAATGCTGGCTTATCGGCTGGCGCAGGCTCTGCAGCGCCCTGCAGGGCTTTTAGCTGGTCGCGCAAGTGATAGGTGTAGTTGCTCACGTTCACCGCGTACATGAAACCGTCGGCGTCCAGGGCCGTTGTTACCTCGGCAACACGCCCGTTCAGCCATGCGATAGCGCCTTTTTTGGTGCCGCCTTTCCCTACAACACGGCGCGGCGTCAGACTACCGGATTGAACCTTGGTCAAATCAGACTGCACTTCGGCCAGTTTGCTCTGTAGTTCGGAGAGGCTAAAGCCCTGCCATTCACCGGCATTCACCTTGGCCATGAATTCGGCCGTGGTGTAGGGGGTACCGCCCAAGGCGACGATCTGGGTCTTGAGGGTTTCGGCCTCTGCCAGGGACTTGGCCATGTAGCTGGTATCAGTATCGGCGGCGGGCTCTGGCTCAGCGGAAGCGGCCCGCATATCGGCAATGTTCTCGGCGCCCGATGCAATGACGCGCTCAGCAATGGCAACACCTTCAGCCTTGCTTGCAGCGGTGGCCACCTGGGTGCTGGCCCAGCTCACGCCCCATTCGCCAGTGTCTACATACTTGGTCTTGGCTACAGTGACCGGCCCGGCCGGGCCTTTCAGCTCGACCGGCGACTCATCACCCGCCGTAGCAGCCTTTTTGGCTTCGAGCTGGGCGGTCAGATCCGCAATCTGGGCATCGAGCCCGGCCAGTTCGGTGGTTTTGCTCGCTTCTGCGGCTTTCAGCTCATCCTGGGCGGCGGTGCGCTCAGCCTTGCCCTCGTTTGCCTTGATGAACTTGGCGCTGTTCTTCTGCACCAGCTTCATGATGCGGCGCGCCACCTCGCGCGGGTTGAGGTCTTGCCCCTTTTCCGGCGCCACGGTGATCGTAATGTCCTTTTTGTTGAGCACCCACTTCCAGCTCACCAGCTCATCAGTGGGCGTTAACTTGTTCGGCGTGCTGTCCGGGTTGTGAAAGAACACCGAAACGCTCTGTCCATCATCCATGGCGAACAGCATGGCCACCTGGGTTGTGCCGCGGTTCTTGAATGGCTTGGATACTTCCACGCCGGTGGGCTTCACGCCCTCGGCCGCCATCTGCATCACCTTCAGGAGCTGGCCTGCCTTGCGATCGAACTTCTGCAGCTCGATCACCATGGCATCGAGCATTTCGCCAGCGCTGAGGAATTCATTGATATCCGCCAGGGTGGCGCTGTCCATCAGCAGCCCGTCTTGATCGTGTTTGCGCAGGTCATACATCACCTCGGTAAGGCTCGCTCCTACAGGTGTTTGCTGGCCCTCCCAGCGCACGAATACATCGCTCATGCTCAAAGCCTCGTCGTTCGATAGATCACCAGGCTGTAGCGGCTTATTCAGGTCGCCGTGCTTCAGCCAATACTTGAATTGCTTGATGCTGCAGGGCGTGAGACTGCCCAGGCCGGTCCAGCCCTTTTCATAGCTGTTCATGTAGGCGTTACGGGCAGACTCCTCGTCAGCGAAGCCCAGCAGAACCTTGTGCTCGTCAAAGGCGCCGTCGCGTTTCACCTGGTTAACGACAAACACGCTCAGGCTCTCGGGCATGGGGCCCACGAAAATATCGACGGCATCGCCGTCGGCGCCTTTGGTGCCGTTGATATAGCCGTAATGCGCCATGCACAGGACCGACCAAGGAACGCCGTCCTGCTTGCCACGCCGGGACTGAAACATGGGCGTTTCGATGGTGATGCGCATGCCGTGCACGCGGGTGCTGCCTTTGGCGTAGTTACCCGCGCGGATCTGCTCGGGGGTGGGGCTGGCCTTGGAGCCAGCGCCGAAAGCGCCGGAATGCGCAGCGCTCTGCAGGTTTGAAAACGTGTCACCCATGGGCGTATCGCTCCAATTGAAAGCGCTACGATATCGCCCCCACGGGTGCCGAATTCCTGGGGCTTTCCGCCCAAACGGCGCCCACAAAAAAGGCGCCACACGGGCGCCTTTTGCGTTGCGGAGTTACCCGCCGTATCAGATGTCGATAACCAACGCGTCTACAATCTCATTGAGCACCGCGGACGGGCGCGAGCCCTTCGACGCCGCATACAGACGCAGCTTGCGAGCGTTCTCCGGGGTGAAATGGATGTTCATACGCTCCACGCCTTCTTTATCGGCCTTCTTTGGCTGCTCCTTCGCCAATTTGGCACTAGGGCGGCCTGCTGTCATCCTGGGTTTATCGTTCATGCTTCACCTGGTCAATTCGATGTCGTTGGCGCAGTGGCCTTTGGATCATCATAGAACACAAAGGCGCCTAGGTGCCATAGGCGCCTTGGTCACTTAGGCGCCTTAGTGCTTAGACAGTTCCAGAATCTCATCCTTGAGCGCACGCAACTCGCCGGCCGCCCCTCCGCGCGGGAAGGCCGTCAATGGGGTACGGCCATCCAATGCAGACTTCTTGTAGTCCTCCAGGTCGTGCAACCGAGTCTTCAACACCGGAAAGCCATACCCGGCCAAACCTTCTTCCGCCAGGCCATCAAGAATAGTGCCCTCGGTGGTCTGTGTGATCAGGAAATAAGCCTTCAAGGGACGCTTACCGCCCTCACGCGCTTCCATGTTCATCTTGATCAGGTCCACCAGATCGCTGGTGCCCCACATGTCCAGCGGGGACGGCTGCACAGGGATAATGATGATATCGGCGGCCTTGATGGCGCTGACGGTCAGATCGTTGGCTTTCGACGCGCCGTCGATGATGCGGAACTGCTCTTTCATCGGCGGCACTGACTTATCCAGCACCGGGCGATCCATGCCGATCACACGCACAGTTAGAGGCTTGTCGTTATGAATCCCCATCGCCTCGTAGTCTCGGGCGGTGCCCTGCGGGTCTGAGTCCACCACAACTACGTCCAACCCATCTAAAGCCATAGCCTCACCGAGCCCGATAGAGGTGGTGGTTTTGCCGGCACCGCCTTTCTGGTTGAGGATTGCATAGATAAGGCTATGGTCGAACGGCGGGACTTTCGGCGCTTGCTCGGCTGGCTTGGTAGTGGACATGTAACCCCCTTGAGGCGTGTTCTGGCTTGATTAAGTGGGGGCACTATAGCGCTTTACGCGAATCAATCAATAGCACCCAAAGCACCAAGACGCCTAAAGCACCTAAAGCACTATTAGCACTAACGCACCTTGACGCCTTTAGCACTTAGGCGCCCTAATAAAAACAGAAAGCCCCGCAAAGGCGGGGCTCAATGGCTGCAGGGTTGGTTATCGGCCGGCGACTTGCTCAGCGGGCTCGATGGCTAGGGCAGGGCAGTTGCGGTGCCCTTCCGGCGGCCAGAAGCCTGCAGAAGCCATATTGCAGTACATCGCCTGGCTCATCATCGCTTGCTCGTAGTCGCCACGTCCGGCGGTGCCAAAACCGATGGCCAGGGTGAGTCCGGTGAGGAAAAGGATGGCGCGGTTACGGGTTGGGCTAGCAGTAGAATTTGCGTTGTTCATGGTGGGATTCCTTGTGTCTTCTGGCTGAAGGTTGGAGAGGCAAAATTACCACCCAAAAACCAAAGACACAACAAATCTTATTAAAAAACGTAATATTTGTATTTATCTGGAGGCTACATGAAAATCCTGGCATCGATCGGCGGCTACGGAGCCATGGCCGCGGAAGCGGTCACCATTGCAGCACTGCGCCAGCCTGACGGCATCCTGGCGATCATCAGGAGCGTGAACTACACGGCTCAGCGCCAACCCGGCATGGCCTTCGTGACGAACATGAAGCTCGATGCCTACGACTGCCTGTTTCAAGAGGAACACTTGAGCGCTGCTATCCGCTCACTCAAGGAAATGGAGGGGCAAGGCCTGCTGACCTACAGCGATGACGCTCTGAAGTTCAAGCCAAGAGTGGAGACCGACGGCATCGACGAAAGGGGCCAGAAGTACCGCCTAGATGCAAACATCGACAACGGGCAGATGGCAGTGCTGGCGATCGTGCATTTCGTGTCGCGCCAGCAGGCCATCACGAAAACGGCCACGCTGTCGGAACGCATGGCCGGGCTTTACGACATCATGTCGGTTTAATCGGCGCTGGCCGCGTAGGGCTCGCCGTAAACGTCATAGCCGGCATCGTCCAGAGCGCTCTTGCCCTTACCGGTGACCATGTAGAGCCCATCGCTGGTTTCCACCAGGCCCAGCGCCAGCAACTCAGCCAGGGCGTCCTGGTTTTTAATATCGCCATCCTCGGCCGCCGAAACCGCGGCAATCCCCACCAGCTCAGCCAGCCCGGCATCGCTCAAGGCAGCCCCGGCGCTGTCGAGCATGCCGATCGCCAGGCGGAATGACTCCGCGTTGCGCTTCTGCAGCTCGGCTTGCTCCAGGTTCCCGGCGTCCAGACTGATCGGGTAGTTCGTTTCAACCATGTCCAGAGCGATCCGTAACACCTCTACGGCGCCACCGGTGCCCACGCTGTCGAGCATTTCAGGTTTGTTCGCAACAAGGTCGCGGGCAGCAATGTACACAGCCGCCAGGGTCGCCACAGGCGGCGCCTCAGCGCTGTCCAGCATCTTTGCCAGATACGCCTTACCAGCATCAGTCGCGTGATACACGCCGGAGTCGTCCTCCGCGTATCCGCGCTCAATCAGCGACTGTAAGCCCACCTTGCTGGGGATATCGCCAGCCTCCAGTGCATGCTTACCCTTCACCAGCGCCAGAAGCGTGTCGGTTTCTGCTCCGCTGAGGGATGGCCCTTGATCATCTTGCCCGCCGGTGTCGTCGGTCATGCTCCCCAGTTGCTGCTGTAGATCCGCCACAGTGGCGCGGCGCTCGGCAATCTGAGTGTCGAGCTGAGCAACGCGCTCGGCCAGCACTGCCGCCATTTTCGGCGCCGGCGTGGTCATGCCTGGCGGCAGGGCGATCGCCTTTCGGGCCTGAGCCTTTTGGAACGCGGCCTGACTCTTCTCGGCCAGGGCAGCAATCTCGGCTACTGCCTTGGTGGTGTCGTCGTGCGCCTTGATCGGCACTACCGAGTTATTGAGCAACACCTGGTAGATATCGCCGGTCGCGGTCACGCGCAGGGTGACGGCTTGCCCACTGGCCAGGGTCAGGAAGGCTTCTCGGTAGGTAGTGCCGTTGCTGCGCTTTGGTTTGTCGATGAACTCGGTGGCCACAACGGCCTGGCCGGCGCGGATCATCAATTGTTTGACCTTCTTCAGCGCCGTAGCCGCGCTGGCGGCGCTGGAAAAGTCGAGCGGGTTCGTTGCAGGCATGACATGCCCCCATAGTGTGGATACATGGGGGGCATTGTGCGGCACGGGCAAGGGCTGCCCGGCGCGGCGTTTGCGCGGTTATCCGACAAGGACGTTAGCCGATCCGGTCGCACTATGGCCACAACTGGCCAAGTCGCCGGCACGGCTTACCGCTATGCCGTTGGCGAACACGGTCCCGCTGGCGCCGACCATCACCGGAGCGATATGAGGGGGAACATTGGGCGCGTGGGCCTCGATCGCTGCGCCTTTGACGCCGATCGGGGAGCCGTTGACCAGCACCGAAGGCGCAAGGTTGCCGGTAATCTTGCCACCGGCGGTATCCACTCCTACACGCACTGCACCAGGCATAGAGCCCCCTTAATTGAGTTTGATGGTCCCGGCGATCGCCGCTATCTCGGCGCCGGTGATGGTTAGCGTTGAACCGCCTACCGCCAGCTTGATCTGGGTACCGGCGTTGATCGTCAGCGTCTCGTCGGCGTTGAGCTCGAAGTTGTCGTGATTCCACCGGCGCATACCGACGACGTTGCCGACGTTAGGGTTACGAAAGCCCATGATTATCGGGTACCGCGGATCGCCCGCTTCAAAGGCCACGTAAATCGGCGCCCCCACAACCAGGCGGATTTCAGTATTGGTCGAGTCATCACCAATGGGATACATCACCTCGGCCAGCGGCAGGATGTCGGCGCCGTCGGTATACGGGGGAACCTCTACGCGCACCTCGCGGCGGTCGCGGTCCACGCTGCGGATGAACGCGGCATGCAGGAAATTAGATGGCATTGACCAGACTCCCAAGCCAAAGGCGGCTGCGGCTCTCTTGGGCGCCTTCCAGGCTCTCAAACGCATGCGCGGCGGTAATAACAATCAAATTCTCGCCAGCAACCTGCAGCACGTCACCAGCCTGAATGTGCTGACAGATGTTGCTATCAACGGTTTTGCTGCGCACCAGGACGCTGGAAGCGTTGCGCAGGCGGCGCTCATCTGTACGCGGCATGTAATCCATGATTCGGGTCTGACTGCTCGGGCCCACCACCATGGCGGCGCTGTCGTTGGTGCTGTAGTAGGTCGGGACATCCTGCAGTTGCAGGTATTCGCTGAGGATCTTGGCCGAACTGTCGATCTGCCCGATATTGTCTACCGGTACCTGCTTGCCCATATCACTCAGGCGCATGGCGCTGATACGCCCGCCACGCAGCACCAGGGCGGCGCCTTCTTCTTGCAGGATCTGCACCAGGGGGTAGCTGGGGATCTTGCCCTTGAAGCAAGTGAAACGCGGTACCGCAAAATCGTTTTCCACCTGGGCATAGGCACCGCACGCGCGGAACGCCTGGCCAAAGGTGGTGTTTTCCTGCAGCACAGCCGATGACCGCGCGCTGGCGATCTTGGCGCAACTGTACAGAAGCGCCGTCACCTTCATGGCTTGCTGTTGGGATTGGCCTTGCACCTGCCCCATGGGCGCCGCCCTGTCGGTTTTGACGATCAAATAGCGCAGGTTCTCCCGGCCACCCCAGACAGAGGCGCCTTCGGCTACCCTTTTCTCTACGCCATCGATGAGTTTTACCGTGAACTCCAACGTCCGCGGCACTGGCGCCAGGTCCGAACGGCCGCGCCAGGAAATCACCACGTCAGTGGGGAGCATGTCCCCGTCTTCACGCAGGAATATGTTCATCCTGGTTGACTCCAGGAAATTCCGTCCTCAGTGGCATTGCTGCGCACCTTGGCGGTGGTGTCGTCGTGTTGCACCTCTCGCAGCACCGGATAGCCGGGCGGATTGCGCTGCGTGCCGTCGTTGGGCTCGCCCTTGGCTGGCGCGTCCAGGGCGGGCATGGTGCACTTGAGGATGATATCGGCGGCCAGGATCTTGATATTCTTCAAGTCCGTTTTAACGTCCATCCAGTCGATACGGTTTGTTTCCAGGGTGATCGGCGCCGGAATGGAGTACTCCCCAAAGGCGTAGGCGGCCTTCAGGTTGCGATTGCTCGGGCGCTTGATGAACGTGGCCAACTGAGCCGCCAGGCTTTTCGTTGACCCCCCCTCACTACCGATGATCACCACCTGCAGGCGTTGATCCATCATTGAATGCTGATAGCCATACCAAGATCCGCCTTCCTCGATCTGCAATAGGTGGCGGGCAATGTGATCGCCACCCCAGTCAGCGCCGGTACCCATGAAGTTCTCATCAACGGCCATCAGTACGATCGGAAACATGGCGTTGGCGCCTTCTTGGCCGTTCACGTTTTTGCGGTAGGCCGCCAGCATGGTTTCGGCGGAATCGATCATCCGCGATGGCGCCCACTTCACCGCCTGGCTGAAGTCCTTCATCCGGTACAGCTCGACGGCCTTGGTGTTGGCATACAGCTCGCTAAACCACCGATTCATGTACTGGCCCCAGGCCGCGCGGATCTGGTCAAAGCTACCGTCTAGATTCTGCGACATGACTTACTGACCTTCCTGCTAGTTCTCAGCGGCGTTGTCCGCTTGTTCGCGCTCATCTTGCACCAGGGCATATGGCTCATTTTGAGTGTCCTTTGCGGCATCTTCGCCAGGGATCAACATGGCGAAGTTCAAATCAGGCATACACAAACCTCAAAGGCGCGGGCTACATGCCTGCGCTCTACTCCAGTTATTTTGGGGTATGGCCAACTGTCGCTGGCCATGCGGGTTACTGGATTTGCTGGGCGATCCAATCGGGCTTCACCGGGCGGTGATCGAGCGAAGGGAAGTCAGGCAAGGCGGGCCAATCCCGGAGGGCCTGCACGTAGTCCAGCAGTTCGCCGGATTGCGCGGCGCTCAACGTGGTCTGGCGGCCTGAGTCCACTTCGTCCCGATGCCGCTCACGCAACCATTTGACGCTTTCTATCTCGATATCACGCCACACCCGTTCACCCAGTGTCGGATCAGGCGTAAAGGCTGGCTGAGGAGATCCGCCCCCTTTCAACCATTTCTCGTACTCAGCCCAAAACCGGTGTCCCCGCGGAACGGTAGCGCCATCGGACAATTGAATAACGGTGTCTTGATTCTCAGTAAGTCGATAGGCCATGTTGCCTCCTTACAGCTCGGCGTCTGCTGTTGCGTGGATGTAATAAGTTTGTGGGGCGATTCCTATGTCGCTGTTGTCGACAGACGCCTGGCGCGTGCCGACAATCAATGCACGGGCGTTCTGGCTTGAAACAGCGTCGCTACCTGAACGCCATTGACCATCGGCACCACCACCCATAGGTCTGTACAGACGGATGCTTGGCGTTACGCGCTTTTCAACTCTGAACACCCAATGGCCGACGGGCTGGCTGCCTGAGCCTGACTGCCCGGCGTAAACAACACAAATCAAGCAACCGGATACATCAATGCCGTCTTTTGGCTGAATCGATTGCGAAAAGGTTTTTTCAAAATAGCGCTGACAAAGCATGATTTCTTGCGCCATCGGCCTCAGTTCAAAGTCTGTAGCTACAGCGCCTTGCTCAACTTGGACCGAAGCCAAATCAAAAGTAAAAGTGCCTTTACCCGCACTTCCGAAAACAAGTTCTAAGTAGTCACCTGTCGCGCCGCGCGATTTTCCGGCAATAGACGGAACGTCTAGCGTTACAACAAACTTTTTGAACTCTGCCGTTACAGAAACTTCAATACCTACACCAGCGCCACCATCTGATCCGCCAGAACCAAATGCTTGTCGAAGTATCACGCCGCACCTGTGGTTAATCGACGACCGAGCATAAAACGAAATTGTCACACGCTTGCCAGAAAACGTTTCTACACCTTCGATACGCTGACTAATGTTGACCCCATCGCTGGTACCCGAGCGACTTACCCTTAATCCGTACCGTCCCTCGTTGAATCCTGCGCCAGGAGCAAAAGCAAGCTGCTCCCAGGTTGCGGTCGCGTTTGCAGGCATATAAACAGTCCAGCGGTCTGGACCGTAGTAGGCCTGGGCGGGGCCGGAAGCGTTACCGACAGTACCAGACGTGCCACGCTGCCAGATATCGAAGTTCCCGTTAATTAGGCGATTTTTACGGAAGACCTGAACTGGGAAAGCCTGATTTGGGCTCTCGATTTGGTTGCGTACATACTCGGTGTTGGCGGCGCCCTTGCCGCGATCATCAACGGCGGGTGTCACCAAAGTCTTCAAGGCTTTTGCCAGACGGCGAACCGAGACCCAGTGTTTGCTTTCACTGTCCCCAGCCGCAATTTCGGCGTCGGTCGCCTCACCGTTTATTACGTGGTCCTGCACTTTTTGGTCATTTGAAGCCAGGGTATCGGCGCGACTCATTACGCGGTCTCCGTGATTTTAATTTGGTAGTGCTGGGCCAGCGGTCACTGGCCACGCGGTTACGAGCTTTGCGTTGCTATCCAGCTTGGCCTGATTGGGCGGCCTTCACTTGGGAAACCGCTGGTCGCGGGCCAGTCGCGCAGTTCCTGAACGTAATCAAGAAGCTCGCCAGATTGATCCGTGTTTAGCGTTGTCGGGCGCTGCGCGTCGATTTCGTCACGATGGCGCTCTCGCAGCCATTTAACGCTTTCAATCTCGGCGTCTCGCCACTGGCGAGCCTGAGCGGCGATCAACTCAAGGGTAGGCGGCGGCATATCGACCGCCACCGGGTAGCCCTTGCTGTCGGGCTGTAGGCGCTTACCCTCGGATTCAGCGTTGATGAGGGCCATGTGTTGCTTATCGGTGATATTAACGCCCCCGTTATTTACAGCGGAGAAGCCAAAACGCCCATCTTCCTCAATCCACTTAGCGTACATATTTGCCCCTCATTATTTGTTTACCCATCCCCAAGCGCGCCATCTGCATTGCGAATTAACAGGGGTGTTAAACCCTGTACTGCCGCGAGCCAAAGACCCCATGTTTTGCGCCACAAATCCGCTGATAGAAGCATCGGTAACTTGCCACAGCGCCATGGTTATTCCGTTAATGGCTGTGCTATCGAAAGAGCCAATGATCGGTACTTCGGAGAACTGCTGAGGGAAAGTCACTGTTGCTTTATCAGTAGTAGCTGATGAAGAGCCCCAGCACTCAAGCATTCCCCCAGGTAAATAGCGGTATCCGTTCACACCTTTCGATTGTCGAAAGTCAAAGTTCTTTTCCAAGCTGGCGGTAGAGTTAATAACCAGCCATTCGGTGTCTGAAATCACTACAAAACTAACGGATTGACCTGGGTCGACTTTGAACTGTGTCGGGCGTGTTCCCGCCTGGTCCTGAAGTATCGCGCCAGGCTGTAGAGTGACCAGCCCGCCATTTGAGGTTGCGAACACGCTAACTGTGGCGCGGATGGGCAACAGAAGCGTGGATGGCTTCGGTAGCGCCAGGCTGTAGTTACCACCCATCCACAAGAGTCCACCCATTTCGCTCGCAAGGAGGCTTCTGTTGGCAGAGATAACGCCATACATGGAATAACTGCCCAGAGCCGTAGTTACAAACTCGCTCGTGGCGATCGATTTAGTTTTGTCCCAGGCGGTAGGAGTCGGGGCTTTTGGGTCGCCTGTGAATGTCGGGCTACTGAGGTCAGCCTTGAGGGCCGCCGCAGAAAGGAAACGCCGCACCGAAACCCAATGCTTGCTGGCGGCATCTGGCGCCGTGGTCATTTCTGCGACGGTGGCTTCATCACGCATGAAGCCCTGCACGGCGCTCACCAGCACGCCGACATCAATCGCTCCCTGATTTACCGGGGCGTTCCACGCTTTGATGCACCACATAACTGCAAGGTTGCGGGGACGCATGACACCGACACCACGTCCCTGAGTGTTCTTGATCGTACCCACGATCCCCATTGCATAGCTGTATGGGTAACTGGTCGTGTCGACCTTATCGAGTCCATGAAGCGCT